ATGGTGTCACCCAAATCGGCTGGTGCTGTCACAGTGTTCACGGTGACGCTGATTACGTCGCCGCCACCTGTCAAACCATCCAACACTGCCTCGGTACCCAGCACTGCACCCAGGCCGCCACCACCGCCACCCATAATTGTGACCAGATCGCCGCCGCCACCGATGCCACCGCCACCGCCACCGATCGCTCCACCACCACCACCGCCACCACCGCCACCAATCGGCACGATAGGCACCACAGGCAACGTGCCAGGGGTTTCAGGCCGCAAGAACTTACGTTCAAGCAAATCAGGGCCACTGTCAGGGCTTGGCAGACGTGGCGCAATCGTGCCAGGTGTCGTACTTGGCACATTGAACTTTGGCACCAGGCTGTCAAGGCTTGGCAGTTTGATATCACCGATATTGAATATCTTGCCAATCAGGGCTACGACTGCGTACAGCGGCCCCAGCACTTGAGTGAGTACAGCGCCCCACCGGGCGAAACTGTTACTGACTGCCTGGGTCTTGGATTCGAGGTAGACCAGCCCGGCCGCAAATGCTGCCGTTGCCACGATTGCTGCACCAATCGGGTTGGCTGCGACTGCCGCGTTGAATGCCCATTGTGCAGCCCTGACTGCGATCAGGCTGGCTGTGTACACCTTCATTGCCAGGTTGATTGCCAGCACTGCGGCCGACACGGCCGCGATCGTTGCACCCAGGGCAACCAGCACACTGGTGTTGTTCTGTACGAATTGTGCAGCCTTGTCCAATACTGGTAGCAGACGCTCGACCACCGGGATGAGCGCCATGCCGATGTTTTCTTTGGTGTTGTCAACAGCGATAGCCACGCGACGCATCTGGCCTTCATACGAATTGGCTGATGCCGATGCGGCACCACCGAACGTGTCAGACAACTGGCCGAGAATCTTGTTGAAGTCTTTGGCTTTGACCGCGTTTTCATCCAGGGGAATGCCAAGACGTTGCAGAGCTGTGACTTGACCATTGGCGGCCTTTGACAGTGCGATGCTGACGCTTTCCAGATCGCTACCTGTAGCGGCACTGATATCGAGCGCCACTGCCAGCAGGTTCTGGGCTTCCTCAACATCCCCGGTAGCGCGTACCAGGTTGCCCAGGGCTGGGCGCAGCTGCTCGTCAGATACGGCTGCAGCGCGCTCTGTGGCGGCAATGAACTGCTCATTAGCGGCAATCTGCTCATCGGTCGCATTGGTGGTGTTGATGAGTGCTTGCGCGAGCAGTTCCTGGGCTTTCAAGTCCTCCATTGCGGCTTTGGTTGCCAGCGTGGCTGCAGCACCTAATCCAGCCAGTGCTGCGGCTGCAGGTACAGCAGCCTTCTGCAAAGCGAACTTGGCTTTAGCGCCAGCGCCTTCAAGTTGCTTGAACTCAGCAACGGCTTTCTTGATGCCCTTGCCATCAAACTCGGAGACAATAGGAATGCTTACAGCCATGTCACACTCTTATGTCGCGGTTTGTCTGTTCCATCACATCATTTATGATACGACGCACCGCCGCTTCGACTCTGTCGCGTTCTTTCTCATAACTTGGCCACATCAAACGTGATGGTTTGCCGAACTTGGCTGTGAGCGCTGCAGCCATCCGCTTGCCTTGTTGAGTTCGCGGATCACCACGCCCGGCAGTGTCAAACAGTCGAGCGCCAGGGCCCTTCCAAATAATTCTGAATACTGCAAGGTTGCTGGTGTATGGCCCTGATCGCCCAGTGCGGCTGCGTGGCCGCTTGCCTGACACATTTGCCACTACGGCTTTCTTGTCATAGTTCCAGGGCAAGATTGCATTAGCACCTGATCGATTGCGTTGCTCTGCCAACACTGCAGCGAACGCATCGCGTCTTGCCAATGCCGCGCTGGCGCTGCGGCCTCTGGCTGGATTCCATGCTCGTTGAAATCCTGACAGTGGTGCATTAGTCGGAAAATTGGATTGGATTTCTTTGATTACCGGGTCAACAACTTCCTTGAATCGTTTGGTGATATCTCGACGCGCTTTCTTGTCAAGATTGTTCAAGTCGCGCAACGCCTCTTTTAGGCCGACTACTTCAATGTTGGTGCTAACGGCCACGTTTATTCGCTTTCTTTGCTAGAAGTAACACGGTAGCCAAATCCTCGTAATCGAATCTGATATCCGGTGGCCACCAGCCTGTAGCCAACAGCAATTCTGCTAACTGCCTGCGGAGGCTGCCGCTTCCGTAGGGTTTGTCGATTGTTCCTCGATCACATCCAAATCGGTGACGCACTCAAGCCAAGTGTCATAGTCGCGATTCTCTTTGGCCATCGCAACGAGCCGATGCCAAGCCATGAATGCCAGGTCATCGATGCCGATGCCGTTCATCATGTCGCGAACGGTTTTCTTTTTCTTGCGTTCCCAATGCGCGGTATCCGCAAGCGTTGTCACCACTGTTTCTTCAACCACCGCACCAGCCGGAGTACGGTACGCCACTTTTATGTTGAACTTCATGCGGTCACATCTTCGACCAGAGTTCCGCCTGTAATCGTGATTTCAATTTCGGACAGTTCGCCCAGCGTGGCATTGACTACATCAAGCGATTCGAGATAGCCGCCAGTGATCTGAAACTCCGGGTTCGTCGCGCTGATAGCTGCGCTGGTCGGCTTGACTGCGACGTACACATTGGTGCCTACCAGGGCCGTGAGATCGACATACGAGCCGGGCGTGGCGCTGTATTCCATGAGCAGCGTGGCTGTGACGGTCACGTTGGTCAAGCCGCCTACGTACTGGCGGCCAGTGACACCGAAACTGGTGGCATCGAGCGCTTCACGCGACTTGGTGATGACCACTGCCTTGCACTGGTCTGACAGGTCTTTGATGCCAGCAAGGTTCGGGCCGATGCCGAACGTGGGGGAGGCGAGGTAGGTGACTGCAGTTGCCATGTAGCGAAACTCCTTTTGATGGAGGCTCGCTGCAAGCCTGTTGGCAGTCTAGTAGCCCTATGGCACTACTTTGGTGTTGATTGTCAGTTCATACGCGGCATAGTCAAGGCCGCCGTAACTGATCGTGGTTGGCCGGGCCGTGAGCAGCCCAATCTTTGCAGCTCTAATCAGGTCAGCCAAATCAAGCAGCGTGTCCATCGTTCGTTTGTCGCCAGCGCCCTGGGCGATCAGCACCACGCGGTATTCCATTTCGGCTTCCACGTTTGTGTGCATCACAATGCTGGGTGCCTCGACCAGCGCGCATGGTGGGTTCAATGTGCGTGGGTCATCGAATACGCGCAGCCCGGTAATCGTCTGCAGCTTGGTGACCAGCAGGCCGTAGCCCTCAGCGAACATGCCAGGCATCAGGCCACCTGCGGTTTATTGACACCCAACAGGCGCATGATCTGACCAAAGTTGCCTGCCACTGGACCACCAGTCGCGAGTGGGTCAAACGATGCCAGAGCTTCGACGCTGCCTTTTTCGCGGTACAGGATGGCCGCGTATTGCACGGTGCCTAGTTTGACATCAAGGCCGGGCACTGTGCTGGGGCTATCGAAATAGCCGGATTCTTGCCTGCGACGATATGCAAATGCGTTGGCTGCACCTACAGCCATCGTGGCAATGTCTAGGTCGGCGCTGGGTGTGGTGAATGTGTAGCCGAGGTAATCCTCAAGATCGCCCAGGGCAATCCACGTGCAGGTAATTGAATAGGTGGCGTTGCCTGCGGTAACAGCCTGACGCTCTACATCGGCAGTGTTGAGCGCGAACAACACCTGGTTGGTGATGATGCGCGCGAAGTCGTATTGATAATCGCCTTCATCACTGACACCAATTAGGTAGTACTCTGGCAGGGCCAAAATCTTGTGGGTGCCGTTGAATGGCGCGCCCATGTTGCTGAGCGTGACGCTCTGGCCTACCTCGAAGTTGATGGGTTCGAGTATCTGAACTACGGCCACGCCTTCGATTACCTGTTTATGGGTAACCGTCAGCGTGGCCATAGTTAGTCGCCTGGAGGATGCGAACTAGATCAGACGGCTTTGCGGAACTTCTGCTCGTCAATCATCAGCGTCGCGAAGTAGCCGCGGAACTTGATGATGCGAGACAGTGAACCATCGGTCGCTTCGACCTGGACTGCGCCCTTCTGTTGCTCAAAGATTTCAAATCCGCTTGGGTCACCAATGATGATGGTGCCGTTGGCGAAGTTGCGATCAACAACGACCGTCAGGCCAAATGCGTTGCCAGCGGTTCCACCCGGCTGAAGTGCGCCAAAGGCATTCATCGGGCCGACTTGTGGGAACAGCGGCCTGTTGGCATCGTCGCTCAACTTGCCGAGCGCTGCCCACTGGTCAGGAGACAGGAACAGGTGCGTTGGCAGGTTGCCGTTTGAGCCAGTCAGGATTGCCGATGATGCGTCGTACATCCATGCGGCCCAGTTTGACGGGTCGGTCATCGGGCTGCTAAATGTCGTGGTCTGGGTTGCGCCAGTCACCAGTGCATCAGCTGCAACGTCATCGGTCTGGTTGGCGTAAATGCGCGCCATGTCATCAAGCAGCAGGCCCAACACTTCGGGCTCTGTCCAATCCATGTCCTCCTCGGACAACTTGACGTAACCGCCGTAGACATTCTTGGTCACGTTGTTGTTGGAGACAACAAACGTGCCCTGATCGAGCGGCTGGTTTTCGCCGTTGCTCAAGCCAATAGTCGTGTGGGTCGTCACTTCTGGGCGACGGAACACCTTGCCACCACCTGGCATTGCCTTGACACCGATTGCATCGACGACTGGGCGCAAGCCGCGGAAGTTGTTGTACACCGGGCCGACGATCGGCTCAGGGAGAATGCCGGGCGTATCGGTCGTGACGACATCGGGCGCAGCGGCCTTCAGGTTGGCAAAAAACTGGTGTGCTTCTGCACCACCGCGAATCACTTTGCTGATGTACTCAGCGGCTGATGGCATCTTGAACTCGCGCTTGGCCTCGGCCCACACAGGGGCGACAGGTGCAGCGGCTGGAACTTCAGCGACTGCTGCGGCAGTCTCGATCTTGTCGGTCATTGGTTGTAACTCCTCATCCTGTTGTGGTTCGGTCGCTGCAACCTCTGTAATCGTAGCACCGCGGAACGCAGGTGCTGTCACTAATGATAACTCCACCCAATCGCCTTTGGTGATGACCATTGCGCCTGAGTCGTCGTAATTGAACTCAATGGGGTTGACACCGACGCTCACTGCGTCAATGGCTTCATCCTTGATCAGTTCGATCATGTCGTTGCCCTCTGACGTGGCGCTGATTCGGGCCGTGAACAGCATGCCCTTGTCCGAGTCCACCCGGCCAGTGACCACGCCTACAGGCTTGGTGTCGTCGTGGTACTTGAGCAGTTTTGGTTTCTTGCCAGTGGTTGGCAGGCTGCCTTTGGCGAACTTGACGCGAGTGCCATCCGAGACGGTGGCTTCGGTATCCCAGGGCACCGCGACACCTGAAATGGTGCGTGGCGACTCGCCTTCCTCGGCGATTACGAATGTGTCAGCAGCGGTTAGTTTCAGCATTAGTCGTTCTCACTCTCTGTAGGTAGTGCCGGGGCAGGTGCAGCGTTGTCCTCCCCCGGCACAGTGTTTGCTTCCTCCAGGTAGTAATCAACGTCAAGATAAATGTATCGGCCGCG